CCTATCAAGTCGTCATTTTTGGCGCTTTAGGAATACCAAAGGTGTTATGGAGGCGATATGAGTAGAGCTAATCAACGACATACAAAGAACTCGACATTAGGTGCTGTACTAGCTTTTGAGAATAAAGAAGTCAGTATACCATCGACGATACAGGTTATGTTTGATCTTGATGGGTTTACACCACTCTGGAATAACATTACTTCTTGCCGAACGCCTGACAACTGGAAAGACTGGGAGCTTGTCGAGTGCGCTGAAATCTGTAGAGAGCAGCTTGAGATTGCTGAGCTTGAGGCTGAGTTGCAGGAAGAGGGCAAGGTGATCACCTTTCCGAATGGAGCCGTTTCTACTAATCCTAAGTGGAAGATGATTCAAGACTTGAAGAAGAGCTATATGTCGCGAATTCGATTGATTGGTATTCATGACGTTAAGCAGCAAGCCAGAGGGAATGGATCAGTCGCGGTTAAGGACATACCCGATCAGGGGGCAGATTTAATATGAATGGAGTTGCGGAGACGGACGCGGCAAAGATCATTCGATTTATTACTTCGTATTGCTTAACGCCAGAAGGTTCTAGCGTTGGTGAGCCGATCAAGCTTGCGCCTTTTCAGATTGAGTTCATTGAAGATACATACAACAACCCTGATATAACTCGACGCTCGATCATGTCGATTGCTCGAAAGAATGGGAAGTCAGCGCTTATTGCTTGCTTGTTGCTGGCTCATATCTGCGGGCCAATGCGGCAAAAGAATAGCCAGATCGTTAGCGGCGCTCAATCAAGGGATCAAGCCTCGCTAGTATTTGAGCTTGCCAGCAAGATAATCAACATGAGTCCGGCGCTTCAGCAGGTGACGAAGATCGTTCCTTCGCAGAAAACCATTGTTGGCCTTAAAGATAATGTGAGTTATCGGGCGCTGTCGGCTGACGGTACGACTGCCCACGGACTCAGCCCAACTTTGATCATCATTGATGAGCCAGGACAAGTGAAAGGAACTACCACTCCATTCCTTGAGGCTTTGATGACAAGCCAAGGCGCTCACGAGAATCCTTTGCAGATATTTATCAGCACTCAGAGTCCTAATGACGCTGATTTCTTCTCGTTAATGATAGATGACGCGATTCGCAGTGGTGATCCCAAGACAATCTGCCACTTATATCAGGCTGACGCTGACGCTGAGCTAATGGACAAAAAGCAGTGGGCGAAGTCAAATCCTGCTCTGGGACTGTTCCGAAATGAGAAAGACTTGGAAGAACAGCTAAAACAGGCGTCAAGATTGCCCAGTTTGGAGGGTTCAGCCCGTAATCTGCTGCTCAATCAGCGGGTTTCAGCCGAAAAGCTGGCCTTTGCGCCTAGTATCGTTAAGGAAAATAACGGTGAGTCAGACTGGCAGGTATTCAGAGAGAATCCGGTTCATGCTGGCCTCGATCTAAGTAAAGTCAACGATTTAACGGCTTGTGTTTTATGCGCTGAAGATGAAAACGGGATAATCCACGTAAAAACGCTGGCTTTTACGCCATTAGGCGGCATCAGAGAGCGATCCTTGCGGGATCGAGTGCCTTACGACTCGTGGGCTGATCAAGATGTTTTATACGCTCCGCCTGGCAAGACTCTAGATTACGATATGATTTCGCACTACCTTCAGATGCTCTGCGAAGAGCAGGGTATTGTCATTAGTTCGATACATTTTGACAGGTGGAGAGCCAAGGACTTCTTTGCAAGCTGTGAAAGGACTGGATTTGCTTCGCTGGCTGAGAGAAAGGAAGTAGGGCAGGGCTATCAGTCGATCAGCCCAAGGCTTGAGGCATTGGAAACCGTGCTACTTCAGAATCGTTTACGCTGCGATAATCATCCAGTGTTAAATATGGGATTTGCGGCTGCTGTGGTGCAATCCGATCCGGCTGGCAATAGGAAACTGGACAAAAGAAAAGAGAATGGGCCAAAAATAGACGCTGTTATTGCGTTATTGATGGCCGCATTCCCTCTGGTGGTTAAGGAAGAAGCTTTAGGTGAGGACTTGAGCCATTGGATTGGCTAGGCTCATTTCATTACTAGTGCTGATGGATCGACGCCTGACATAAGTATTCCAAAGAGAAAAACTAACGGAATAACCCATATTGCAGCATCTTTGAAGTCTTTTGATGCCATCATATCTTTTGCTAAAGAGAGGTTTTCCAAGTCTCTCTGCCCGATTTCTTTAAGGTTTGTACAACCTTCGTAAACCGCTCTCTTCTTGCTCATACCCTAATCTCCCAGCTCATATTCAAATATCTCGTAAGAAACCCATCGAAGTTCGTCGTATCGGTTCTCGCCAGCGCTTTCAGCTTCCCTCTTAGTTGAATACGGGCCGAACGGATCAGATTCACCGCCATCACGATCCGCCATTACTACCCAATAAGCCTTTTTCATGAGGCTATATCCAGTGTTTTTAAGGGTGGGTTCTCGGGCTTTTCCCGAAGCTCAACGGTGTGGATAATCTTGTGGACAACGCCAATTGACGTTCCTACAAGCTTGGCAATGTCCGTCTGCATCCTTACTTCACGATAGAAGTAGTGCAATACCATCTGTTCAAGATGGTATCGGTTGTCGTAAATGCCAGTGGTTTGGCCGTAGTTGCCTTTTCGCAAGTCTCTAGGTGGCATTAATATTTCCCCTCAGTCTGCTCTCGGAGCGCCTTTAGGTAATGCCAAAGATTTATTGGTAGATTGCTCAAAGCGACTGTCTGCCTTCCAGCGGGAGAGTAGATTTCAACCTGCTCACCATGGCCACCTTCTAGGCGCATTGTCATTTCTGTATCACCTAACATACCTGCTTCTAATACTAGCCAGCCGTCTTTAATTGAACATCCAGTTTCCATTTCCATATCGTTCTCCTGTTTGTGAAGCATCAGTATAACATTTAAACTACCATCGGTAGTATTGATTTGGATACTATTTAGTAATAAAAAAGCATAAAAATATTCGATTTAGCTATTGCTTATAACTGTTTCTAGTAGTAATCTCGGCCTACTAGAACTTTATAGCGTCTAGAAATGACTGAAGTAAATGCGCGTAAGCGTGAAGAAAAGAAAGTCCGAAAACCCTCTGATAAGGCTACGGTTAGAACGAGGGGCTTTGTCATGCCTCGCGATCTTGTAATACCGGCGTGGCACTTGTCGTATGAGCGCCCCGTCTACTGAACACTGCGATTTAGTCACTCCAGTACAAAATTTCCTATCCCGAATCGTTTGGCAGCTTATCGCCTACGACGCAGCGGGCAACATCCTTGTTTCAAAAATGTTCGACACTTATAGGTGCCTCGATGCCGCTTCCGTAATAGCGACTGAGCATCCTTTTTATGATCACCACGAAATCATAAAGACTGAGGTGCCGCTACATTGAGCCTCGAAATCCAAGCCATTCATTTTAACGCTGATCTTTATGAGAAAGATGACGCTATCGCGTGGGCGGAAGATCACGGCCATCCGGTTCAGGCAGTCCGTGAAGAGTTCTTTGAGGGAAGGTTAATCAGGCACATCGTTGCTTGTTTTGAGCCATCCGAGGCCGTTGAGGGATCGTGGCGGGCTGCTAGCGAAGATTACCCCTATGGCATCCATGTTAGCTACTGCGAGAGAGCAAAACCTATGGAAAACAACAAAGCTTATAGCACGTTTGAGGTTAAGTCCTTTGACGAAGAAGAAAGAATCATTACCGGCATAGCCTCAACGCCTTCACCTGATCGTGACGGTGACGAAGTAATGCCAATGGGAGCAAAGTTCGCGCTACCTTTTCCCTTGCTGGCCCAACATGATCATTCGCAGCCTGTTGGTTCTGTGATTGAGGCCAAAGCTTCTCGCGAGGGCATTTTTATAACGGCACAACTCGCAAAGGATAGCGGGCTTGATTACGTTGAAAAGGCATGGAAGCAGGTTAAATCTGGTTTGTTGCGCGGCCTTTCTATTGGTTTCCGCCCAACCAAAAGCTCTCCTGGCGCAAAGGGAATGAAGTTCCTTGAGTACGATCTATTTGAATTATCTCTAGTCACTATCCCAGCTAACGCACAAGCGGGAATAGCGACTGTTAAGCAATACGCCAATGCTCCGCAAGTCTCTGATGAACAGTTGTTCGATGCTGAGGCTTACAGGCATGACGTTTTAAATCGCGCAGCCGCCGCGATAAGTAAGTCCCAATCAATCCTAAATATCAAAGGTAAATAAAATGAGTATTTCAGATAAAGTTGTGGCGGCTGAGCAAGCTGCTGTTGAAGCAAAGGACAAGCTCGTAGAGCTTACTAAGTCATTTGATGAGTCTGCTGATGATGCTGGCCTTGTTGCCATCGAAGAGCAGTCAGAAGCCGTTGAGAAAGCCACTCAGCAGTTAGAAACCTACCGCAAGGCAGAATCAGCACTCGCGTCAAAAGCAGCGTCTTTCGATGCTCCTTCTGTTGTTAAGAGTGTGAAGTCGCGTGAGCCAATCGACTATGTACTAGCTTCTGCTGTATGTGCTTTTGAGTCATTCGCCACTCGCAAGTCTTTCGATCAAGTCATGGATGAGCGTTACGGCCAAGACGATCACTTGAAGGCTGTTGCTGGAAACGTTGTTAAGGGCGCTTCTGCTCCTGCAATGTCTAACGTTGATGGATGGGCAGCAGAATTGTCGCGTGAAAGCTACGCTGCATTTCTCGATCTGCTTCAGCCTGAGTCAGTAATTCCTAACGTTCCTATGAACCGTTACGAGTTCCAAGGCTTCAGCGCCATTAACATTCCTGGCCGCGCAGAATCACCTAACTTAGCTGGTGCATTCCGAAGTGAAGGCGATCCCATCCCTGTGAAGCAAGCTGCAACCATGCAGACGCAGTTAACTCCTAAGTCTATGGGTGTTATCTCCACCTTCACTGCTGAGTGTCTGCGTCGATCTACTCCTTCAATCGAAGCACTTATCCGTAAGTGGATTGTTGAAGATACTGCTGTTGCATTGGATACCCAGTTCCTTGGGAACGCTGCTGCTACCCCGATGGCTCCTGCTGGATTGCAGAACCTAGCTGGCGCTAATACTGCTGCTAGCTCTGGTAATGAACATGCTGAAATCGCTGCCGATATTAAAGGCATGGTTTCAAGCATGACTTCATCGAACCTTGGCCGTCGTCCAGTTTGGATTATGCATCCTTCAAACTTGATCGCGCTAAACATGACGTTGACTGCCGTTGGCACTCCAGCATTCCCAGAGACAGCTAGTAATAGTCTTTACGGTATGCCTGTTGTGACTTCAACGACTGTACCGACAGACGTTGTTTACCTCGTAGATGCTTCTGAGCTAGCAATTGCATTTAGTGGCCCGCAGTTCTTGGGTACTGATGTTGCTTCGGTTCACATGGAAGATACGACGCCTCTACCCATCGTTGATGGCGCTGGTACTGCTGCTGCCCCTGTTCGATCTTTGTATCAGACAAACAGCTTGGGCCTTCGCATGACGCTCGAAACCGATTGGAGCATGACTCGCGCTGGCGCTGTCGTAACTCTGACTGGCGTTGCTTGGTAAGACTCTTAGGGGCGGCTGGTATAGCGCCCCAATTTCCTTAAATAAGGAGGAAAAACATGAAACTACTTTGGGTACATACACCAAGCGCGACTACGGAAGGTAAGGGCGGTTTTAGGCAGTTGTCCGATGCTGATGCTGCTACGGTTGAGGCTGCTGGACAAGGCGTAAATCCTCTCGTTGGATTGTTAAATATGAAGTCTGTTGGCCCCGCGGCGGCTGCTCCAAAACCGCCAGTTGATCCGGATGCCAAAAAATCGAAGTCAAAGTCAAAGGCTCCAGCCGAGACAAAGGCTGAAAGCTAATGGGCGTTGCGTCTAGATTAAAGGGCTGGTTTGCTGGCGCTGAAGGCTCTGAACGAGGGCCGTTTTATGGCCGTAGCGGCGAAAGCGGCGCTTTGTTTGATCTAGGACGCTTAGACGATGGGTTTCAGCGTAATTTACACCTACCAGATAGCATAGACGCAAAAAGAATACCTGCTGCTTATGCTAGCGTTATGGCATCTGCTCGTGCTGCTTCTCAGTGCCAGCCAGTACATAAGATTCGCGATGAGGAAGGCAAGTGGGATAAGACGGAAGAGAGTTCCGTTGCTGCCATTCTTCGCCGTCCGAATTCCTATGAGACTTTCGCGCAATACATCCTTAACGCTGTAAGCCAGCTTCACTTTGCTGGCGAGTCATTTTCCCTAGCCATTCGTAATGATCGAGGCGAGGTTGTCGCGCTGCATAGGATGAGTGACAGAACTTGTACGCCTTATGTTGTAGAGGGCGAGCTTTTCTATTCTGTTAGTACGGGCAATCCTTTTATTCCGGCTGAAATTGAGCAGATGGTTCCCGCAAGGGACGTTCTACATTTGCGTATGCATACGCCTCGGCATCCTCTGGTGGGAGAATCACCGATCAAGGCTGCTGCTATGGCTGCTGGCATTAACGTCTCTCTCAGTGGCTCTCAGGCGGCATTCTTCAATCAAATGTCTCGCCCTTCCGGCGTAATAAGCACTGATCAGGTTCTCAATAAAGATCAGCTAGTAAGCCTTCGGGAAGCTTGGCAGCAGCAATCACAGAAGCTAGCCCAAGGCGGCGTCCCAATCCTATCTGCTGGCCTCAAGTGGCAACCCATGAGTATTAGCAGCCAAGATGCTCAACTCATGGAAGCCCAGAGATTTTCAGTGGAAGAGATAGCCCGTTGTTATGGCGTCCCGCTGCCGATTATTGGCGATATGACAAACAGCACTTTGAATAACGTTGAACAGCTTATCTCATTCTGGTTATCCATCAGCTTGTCATCATTATTGGAAAACATTGAACAAAGCATGTCTGTTCTCTTTGATCTTCCGTTTACGCAAAAGATTGATTTCGATGTGACTGGATTACTGAGGGCAGATTTTCAGACACGAATTGACGGCTTAACAAAGGCAGTGCAAGGCGGTTTGTATACGCCTAATGAGGCACGAGCAAAAGAGGGCTTGCATCCGATTGATAAAGGCGACGTTGTATATATGCAAGCTCAGATGGAGGAAATAGGGACTCAGGTAGAGCCAGTTTCCGAGCCAGTTATTGAGCAGCCGCCAGTCGTCGAGCAATCATTTTCACGAGAAGCGTTTAGAAAGGCGTTAAGAGCATGAATCAGAATGAAATAGCCAGTCTAGCGGAAGAAGTAAAAAGTTTTGTAGATGAGTCTCTTGTTGGTATCGAGGGAAAAATTGAAGCCCGTCTTGCTGAGGCAGTGGAGTTAGTCAATCAGATCAATGCCAAAACAGAATTGGTAAGTGAACATAGCGAACTTAGAAATGATGACATTGATGATCTTGCTGATGCGCTGGATATGCTCACCTCACAGATCGCCAAAATTGAAGCTATAGAAGTAAAGCATGGCGTTGATGGGAAGGATGGTAAAGATGGCTCTGACGGAATTAATGGTGCCGATGGAGAGAAGGGCGAGAAGGGCGATGCTGGCTTAGTAGGTGAGAAAGGCATTGATGGCATTGATGGCCTTGATGGCAAGGACGGTAGCGATGGAATTGATGGCGTTAATGGTGCGAAGGGTGAAGCTGGCCCTCAAGGTGCTGATGGTGCTGATGGCAGTAATGGCGCTGGCATTGACGCTCCTATCTATAAAGCTGGTGTTTACCGCGAAGGATCAGTTGTACAGGCTAATTTGGGGCAATACTTCAAGGCACTACAAGACACGGCTGAGAACGTAGATCATGAGTCATGGGAGCGCGTAGGGCTTAACGGCTTTCGGATGACAGGCGCTTTTGATGAAGCGAAGGGCTACATTTCTGGCGATCTGTTTATCAAGGACTTTGGCCTATTCCTCAGCGATGGCGAAGAATCTCGATTGATTGCAGGAAGAGGGCCATCAGGCAAGCGCGGTGAGAAAGGCTTGGCTGGCAAGGACGGCTCTCCTGGCGCAGATGGAATTGATGGCGATACTTTCGATGTGATGGAAGTAAGCGGCACTAATCTTGTTGTGGTTGTCCGCAGTGGTGATGGGAGCGTCTCAACAAAGTCAGTCGATTTATCTCCTGTTTTTGACGTTGCTTCAGATATTACGAAATCAATAGAGGCTAAGACGGAAAGCAATGTTAAAGCGCAATTTGAGGCTCACGCGAAGGGACTCCTTGAGTACATCAGTGAGCATATCAGTGATCAAGAAGCTATCCCTCTTCGCTTTTTTCGTGGACTTTATAATACTTACAATAATTATGAGCGTGGCGATACAGTCGTATTCGGCAACGTCTTATATGTAACGAAAGAAGCCACTTCAGCCATACCTAGCTCAATATTTGAGAAAGATAATCCTTGGAGCTTAGTAATAGGATCGTCTGGTGGCGAGGGTGGAGATGCTGATCTAAGCGGTTATGTGAAGCGCCCGTCCGCAGTTCTTCGTGATGGCAAGTGGCTCCTATACAGAGAGACTACAGACGGTAAGAGGGAGTGGACTCCAGCAACGACTGATCTTATCGAGACTAACGGAATGTTAATGTTCCGTGACTCCAAGGGCCGCTTTGCTCCTACTCCAGATGAGCTTGATGAGCTAACTAACCAGCTTAAAGTAAACCGCTTTCTGTGGGACAAGATTCAAGCGCTGGATGTAGCTGGCGGTGTAGTGATAAGCGATCAGGCTCCTGAAAAACCTGAAAATGGGATGCTGTGGTTTGATAACAATCAAGACGTTATGCAGTTGTTTATCTGGCACAAAGATTCAGATGCTTGGATTACTGTTGCGCCTCCTACAACTTTGGAGGGCAGGGTTTCGCAGGGCGAGGATACGCAAAAGGCCATCGTTGCTCAGATAGAAAAGAGCTTAGAGGATCAAGCCAAGATTGTCGCCAAGGTTGAGGAGCTAAGTATTACCAAGGGCGCAGTCTCACGTTACACAGTCAAAGGTACTGAGATTAACGTAGCCACTAGAAATGGTGAGCTATATGTCAACAGTCCTAATGCGGCAGACGTAACCTATATCAGCTTCGCACCATTTGATTCAAACGGACAGACTACTAAGCCGACGAACCCCGACGACATTATTGAGTTTGTTGAAGCCGTGGGTGCGAGGAATGCGGGTGACGTCACGCGTTATAAAGCGATTAGTGGCGACTCCAATGCGTTGACGGTTGAGTACCTATCTGGAGCCAATGATTTTGAGGTTGATGAGTCTGAGGAAGTTTACATTTATCCGCAGAATCAAGAGGGTGTCAGTCAAGACTATGTAGATCAAGGGCTTTCATCAAAGCTAGGCAACTCAGGCGCTAATCAGCTACCTGATGACACTGACTGGAAGGTTAAGCAACAAACCTCAGAAGGTAAAAACAAGACACTGATACACAGCGTTGGTGGATCGCTTGGCGTTTATAACTTAAAAGAGCCTGTCGAGTCACATCACGCGGCCACTAAAGCTTATGTAGATGCTAAGTCTAGTAGCAACACCGGCAATGGTGGCGTCTCTGCATCTAGGCCACCAGGACTCAAGTTCATGTGCAGCATCGTTAACTTGCCGAATGGGTATTTTCAATGGTGGGTAAAGGAAAGCACGGGTAATCAGCACCTAGAGCTTGCCACTACAGATAGAGATGGCATTGCTTGGGGAACCAATACGCCCCGTGAGGATGTTCGCTATAGCGATAACGTACCCTTCACTATCTGGGAAGTATCAGGTGGTGGGTGGAAGATGAAGGTAACAGGCACTATCAGCCGGATTGATTTTCACCCTGATCACGCTCTTTGCTATGTCTCCAGCAAGACTGCCCTGAATGGAGGCAACTTCGCTAATGGGTCTGGGCCTTACTACATAACAATCTCAGGAATCTGCTGATTATGAGCTATTCATTTCCTAAAGACGCAAAAGATGGCGACACAGTAACGCTGGATAACGGCGTTAAGTATCAGTACCAAGATGAAAATGATCGTTGGGTTGTTAAGTCTGTTGGAGCGCCAGCGGCAGACGGAAGGCGAAAGGATTTCATTCCTCAGTTAAAAGGCTCTTTTGAGATTGATGATGACGGAAAGGCCGTGATCCCAGATAACGCCTTTTACATTTCAGAGGAAGATAATGAGGATGGGTGGAAAGATGAAGTTCGCTATCCTGGCGTCTGGTGGACTGGGAAGTATTACGATCCGAGCAAAATAACGCATTTAATGGTGAGTCAATCTCGGTACGTTGAAGGCGTAAATGAAGATGGTGAGTACGTTTACGACGAGCTTTCTTGGACAAAGGAGTTCTATCCTAACGACATAATCAGAGTGTCTGCTTCCGCGCATGAGCTTTACCATGAAGATGCTGATGGTTGGCTCGATGAGTCTGATCATTACGCGCAAAGATCAGATGATGCATGGCGCGTTAAAAGTGTTCTGGACATAGCAGATCGCGATGACTACCCCCGTCCTTGGGGGTTCCGAGCTTATGAGCTTGAGAGGATCATTCCTAAAGATCAGTATTCTGGCCAGTGGTTTATTGGTGAAGATGAGGCTGGAGATGATTGGTTTGATAAATACTTCAGTCCTGTATCGGTAACAAATCACTATATAGAAAAGCAGCCGCAACCCTTCCTGCACTTTAAACAGAAAGAGCGAAGTGCGTACTGGGCTAGGGGGGCATGGCAAGGCGTTGATGGCGGCAACTACATAAAGCAAAACCCCAAAGAGATTGCGAAGATCAACTTTTCCGAGGTTGATTATTATGGCTCTGAAGTAACGGTAACTACGTGGGCGGCTGGCGATACGCTCTTTATTTATGAAGAAGATGCAGAGGTTGCTTCCTTTCTTATCACTAACACAGAGAGGGTTAAAGGCTCCGGCTACAGCATAGAGCTTACGGTTGATCAAGCGCAGACTACGGGCGATGCCGATCTTAGTACCGAAGTCTATTTAAAAATCCCTAACCCTCTGTTCCAAGCCCAAGAAGAAAGTGAGGATGGGCGTAAACCAAACAAAGATTGGGCAATGCAGCTTAGGGGCAACTTTGAGTTTGATGGTGATGGCAAAGCAGTAATGCCGTCAAAGAGCTATGCAAACACTGAAGATAACCCTGTTGTTAATCCTGATACGGGCCTAACGGAATCGGGCTGGCAGAAGCCGGGTGTTTACTGGCATGGCTCTGAGCTGTACGCACCAGAGTCAATAACGCATTTTATGATTAGCAAGGCTGCTGGCCTTCTTGCTGCTCATGAAGAGGGTGATGGCGCATACATTAGTTACGAAGAACACTTCTTCCAAGATTGGAAGGTAGGCGATCTGATTGAAGTTAAGGCGCATGAGTACACGCGCTGGGAGGCTGATTACTATGGAAAGCTTCTACATCAAAAAACTGGCGGCTTCCACAACAACACTTGGCGCGTAGTAGAAGAGGTTGATGTCGTCAATCCAGATAATGATTGGCCTGTTGACGCTTACTCTTGCCTCAGAGTTGAGAAGGTTGCCCCCGAGAACTTCTACAAAGGCTCTATTGAAGTCTTAGAAGATAAGGTGGACGGGGAGTTTGAGTGGACTGGATTCTACCCTTGTGAAGTCACCATGAATCCTGCGGCTACACAGGTAGATATAGAAAAACTCCAATCTGAAATCATTGAGCTAGAAGAAGAGATTGACGCGATTGCTCCTTCCGTAGAGCGTGGCGTTTGGAAGTTTAATCTTAGTGGTGCTGTTGCCAGTAGGGGCCAGATCACCATGTATGACGGGATGAATAAGACTGGCTCACCTATTGGCTTATTCAAGAGCGCGAAGTCTGTATGGCTTAACGAGTTAGACAGCGATGGTACGCCTCATGGTTTTGCCAATGTAAACGAAGGCGACTTGATTGAGCTGTTTGTACAGGGGGAGGCGGATTACGGCCTGTTTACCGTTGTCGCTATTCACGACGAGAGCGATGGCGACATTAAGTATTGGGTAATTGATGTTGATTTTGTTAGGGCGCTTAGTCCTGAATCAAAGGCAGACAACGCAGACAGCCTGAGAGTCAAGATTATTCAGCCGCCCAGTGCTGAGGGCGAGTCTG